TTCTAATAGATTCATTCAATTCACCAATTTTGGCATCAACTGCTGCTATATAGTCGGTTAGTTCTGTAGTCAATTCATCTATACTATTGTGCAATTTGACGATTTGTTCTTGGTCAGTACTTGTATCACTTGTAACACTTGACATATTTATTATATATACTATCTATATAATTATATTATATTTTACTAGTGTCCATATTATTGTCTGGTCGCGTGGATTTTTAATCCATACGGTCAGACATTAATGTCTAGCTGTGTGGACTGATGCCCCGGGGCATCATAGTCCATACAACCATCATGATGCTTACCATATGGATTTTTAATCCATACGGTCAGACATTAAAGTCTACTTTTAGCAATTGCAACATCCGTCTTAAGTTTATTTATTTGTTTTATTGCTTCTTCTAGATCTTCAACAGAAGGAACTGGAAGGTCGCCTACTATAGGTTTATATCCACTTATGCGATAAGGAGAACCATCCTCAAATATAGGCATATGTGTAGTAAGAAATGGTGGTATTTTCACTGTACTATTAGTAACCTCTTGAGCTATTTTGGTTATAATAGCAGACCTACGTTGCGGTTTTATATCGCTAAATGTAAATAGATTTGAAAATATACTTAGTCCATTCGCATTGTTCGATTGTGCTAAAGAACTATCCGCAGATGATTGGTCCAATGCCGGTATTGGTGTCTGGTTTGCTAAAATAGAAAGCGCAGCATATAATACAGAAGATGTGTCCGGTTCATCGGGGGACATAGCTACTGCAGATCCGGGTGGCGGGACTTGATTTGCTAAAATAGAAAGCGCAGCGTATAATACAGAAGATGTGTCAGGTTCATCGGGGGACATATCTACTGCAGAATCTGGTTGCGGGACTTGATTTGCTAAAATAGAAAGCGCAGCATGTAATACAGAAGATGTGTCCGGTTCATCGGGGGGCATATCTACTGCAGAACCTGGTGGCGGGACTTGATTTGCTAAAATAGAAATCGCCGTATTTAAAACAGAAGAGTAGTCCATATTCATTGGAGTTTATGTAATATATGGTCCTAAAGAATTATTATTATCAGCCATTTATATAATTTATATTTATGTTTATGTTTTTCATAATTCTTTTTATTTATAGTATAAATCATTATACTATAAAAATGAATGGTTACAAGGCATCCCGCACACGTATCTAGTCATTAATGTCTGACCATATGGTCAGCATCATGCTGGTTGTATGGACTATGATGCCCTGGGGCATTAGTCCACCCAATCAGTCATTAAACAAAAATGGGTGAAAGGCCCAAACCAACACCTAAACCAAGGCCATTGCGGGCAGATTCAGAGACGCTGGGGAGGAACACATCCAAAATGCTAAAGGTGGCGGCAGCGGACAATGCCAAAATAACAACCTCCTCAACATTGAGGGTTTTCTTGGGGATGACGATACTGACAACAGCCACGACAAGACCCATAACTAAATACTTAACAATTCGCTTAACAAGTTCAGAGAAATCGAAGCCCATTTGGTTTCTTATATATAACGAAAACAAAAAAAATATGAAAAAGGAGATAATAAAAAATATATAAATATAGTAAATCACTTAAATACAGTTTTGCTAAATATTCTATAATGTCAACTAATTCCTCTTTTGAAAGAAAACAATTGCCAAACTGCAAACCTAATCCTAAATATGTGGATTTATGCGACGAGGATGCCCCAATTGCAGGGCAAAAGTTCGCATGTATGTCGTTTGTTTCCCCGGAAAAAATCCTAAAAAAGCGCGAATTGTTTTTATTTGACCAATTTGTGCACCAATGGGATTTTACTAAATCTCTTTCCAAGTTCTTCGACTTTTTGCATTTTATGGCATATAAATACAATTTAAAAATCGATGACCTCGTTGGCGATTTTAATGATTTTGCTAAAGAAGAGGAAATCAAAATCAAATCAGTGTCCGTAGAGGATGACTATAAAAACTTCTTGGACAAGCAAGAAGACACTCTTACCCAGCAGTTCCAGAAAGAACATGCGTTCCAAACTTCGACGCGTGGTCTCAAAATCCGCGGCGTATATCCTACCCAGGAGGAGGCCGAAAATCGTTGCAAGAAACTGCGAGAAACAGACCCGCATCATGATATTTTCGTCGGACCCGTTGGTATATGGGTTCCATGGGACCCAGATGCTTACAAGACTGGTCGGGTGGAGTTTATGGAAGAAGAATTGAACCAATTGCACCAAGAGAAGCTGAAGAATGAGGAACGGGCAAAGCAGGAGTTCGAGCAACGCATCAAAGATACAAAGCGCAAGGCCATCGAGGAAAACATCAAGCTCGCTGAAAAGAGCGGAAACGTTCTTACTCAGACCATAGATGAAGCGGGTAATTTGATTGGGGTGAAAGAAACTGTTGATTTCGAAGACCGCGAAGTGGCCGATACCACCACTACGAATATTCGCAATGAATTACTGAAAAGTACTGTAACAAATGCGCAATAAAGGTAGCATATTATTGTCTGACCGTATGGATTGAAAATCCATATTGTCAGCATCATGCTGGTTATATGGACTATGATGCCCAGGGGCATCAGTCCACACAACCTGACATTATTATTTATTATAAGACATATAAATATTTCTCAACAAGATATATCTATATACTCAACCACAAACGTCAACATACAACCAAACAATGAATACAATGCCAGTTCAAGTTACACCATATCCGGTAGTTAATGACTGGTCGTATGGATTAAAAATCTATACGAACCAGCATCATGCTAGATGTATGGAACGTGATGCCCAGGGGCATCACACCACACATCTAGTCATTAACACTCCTCGAGATGATAAGGCAACTCGTAGACAAAGCCGGTATGAAAAATGGAAACTTTCTAGGAAAGGCAAGTCTAGATGGTGGTTTTGTTGCTGTTTTTTTCAAAAAAATACGGGGTCAATAGCAGCAACCGAACCGTTATATATACCATAATGACTGACCATATGGGTTTTTAATCCATATGGTCAGCATGATGCTGGTTGTATGAACTATGATGCCCTGGGGCATCAGTCCACCCAACCAGTCATTAATCCCTAGGCAATATAATAAAGTAAAAAACATAAAGAATACACCAGTACATAATATACCTATGAATACTCAATATCCTATGTCAAAGTTTCGAGAACATTGTCAAAATTGTATATCGTTTTCAATAAGCACATTTGTAACCATTCGTTTGGGACTATATTATTATACTAACAATGTATCTTATTTATCCTATTTGTCACATTTTATATCAGCCCATTGCCTCACAGATTTGTTTGTAGCAAAACAACGGGATATACAAATACACCATATTATCACACTGGGAATGACCTCGGTTTTTATAAAAACCGGCATGTGTGACCTAGAAACAAATCGCGATTTGATTCCAATAATGTGTGTATTTTATTCGACTGAATTGTCCACTATATTTTTGACCATACATTATTGTTTGGAGAACTTTGTGAAAAACTATAAAAACAACCCATTTTATCACATAAATAAACTAGTATTTACAACATTGTTTTTCAAAACCAGAATATACGATTTATGGGCATTATTGTCAGAAACAAATACCTATACTGTTTTCAACAGTTATATTGAAGATGGTTCATATTTGAGTATACAGTTTTTTGGTTCTATATATTGGTTTTGGTTACTCAATCTATTTTGGTTTTCCATAATTTGCAAGAAATTATACAAAAACATCATTATCGGCAGTTTCCCACAAGTAAATACAGAAAAAATGTGCTCGACCATAGCAGCATATACATATATTTCCTGTTTGGTGTATACTATATATAATTATTACAGGAACCCTTATATGATATACTTGATAGATATTTTTGGCGCAACCATGCTATCTATATCTTCGTATATATATCATACTAGTTGTGTAGAAAGTTATGATAGAGTAAACGTATTGGATTACATATCTGACCGAAACATGTTACCATTTTTGAATGATATATTCTGTATTCGCGTAAGGAGTTTTTTGTCATTAGTAGTAAATATATATTCATCCATGTATGCTAGAGAATATATATTACTTTCAATGGCGGCAAATGGCATGTCCTTTTATTATTTTATAAAAACAGTATTGAAATACAGAATACAAGGGGAGTCTATATATAATGTAGATGACCCGAAATTTTACACCATAATGAATATACATAAATTAACTATTTTAGGTGACATAATCATTGGTTGTATAAATACAAATGACCGCATATGTTGGTTTCGAATGGCTACTTTTGTGGTTATGCTGTGTATAATAGGTAAAATAACCCCATTTTATAATTTAAATCATGTAGCTATTCATATGATGTTGTTTTTTCAAACTGTTTGGGCAATTCAATGTACAAACTGTGCGTTATCTTTTCAGTCAACATCATAATTACTATTACAATAATGTCTTACCATATGGATTTTCAATCCATATGGTCAACATGACGCTGGTTGTATGGAACGTGATGCCCAGTGGCATCACACCACACAGCTAGGCATTAATGTCTGACCGTATGGATTAAAAATCCATATGGTCAGCATGATGATGGTTGTATGGACTATGATGCCCTCGGGCATCAGTCCACCCAACCAGACATTAATGTCTATTTCGTAAATAGTATTTATATTTTTATAAAAAGTATAAATATAGTATACCCATATACATATACATATACATATACATATACATATGTGGAATATTTACGGAAAAAAATATGATTTAAGCAATTTTGCGAAATACCACCCAGGTGGGAGAGAAATTATAGAAAAACTGCGCGATATGGAAGACTGTACTGCATTATTTGAATCATACCATGCATTTTCCGATATAAATACTATACGAGAAACTCTTACAAAATACGAAATCACCGAAAGCAATAGTTCTATAGTAACTACTACTACTATACCAGATTTTACAACCTATCACAAATTAATAACAGAAATAAAAACTGTATTTCCGGATCGTGCTTCTATAAAAGCCCCTCCTTCTTGGTATTTATTGAATACCGCATCTTTGTCTGTAATGGTTTTTGTTTATTACCAATTGATGGTTATACAGAATATATACATAAAATGTGGACTAGCTTTGCTATGTGGGATTATCGAATCGTCTTTTTTATATAATATGTTACACGATGGTTCACATTATGCTATAAGCGTATATCCTACCGCAAACAATTATATTTCACGTATGTTTAATTCATGGGAATTATGGAACCATTTATTATGGTTATATCATCACGTTTATTACCATCATTCGTTTACTGGAAGTAAAAACGACCCTGATACCACATTGTATAATATTAGATATACAATTGTAAAATGTAATAACACTATTCATACTATGGCTGTGAATATATTATATGCTATTTTTCCTGGACAATATGTTGGTCAATTTTTGTTATATATTCTTAGTTCATTTGAATTAACCGTACTACAAACTAATCTAAAAATACCTGATATAACATATTACGATGGAGTATCAATTAGTATTATGTTAGCAAAATTATATTGTTTATGGTCAATTGGAGTTATACCTAGTATGTTACTATTAGTGACAGAAAATACATTGTATTACATAAATGTAATGTGCGACCATGACTTATTTGAAACCCACGAGAACCACTATGAAGGCAATGATTGGGCTAAACTACAAATATGCAATTCAGGTAATTTTATGAACGATTATTGGTGGTGGACAATGTTATTTAGTGGAATTAATCATCAAATTGAACATCATTTATTTCCAAATATGTCCGGACATAATTATGCAAAAATAGCGCCTATTCTGAAACGGTTTTGCAAAGAAAATAATATTCCATACGTTCATAAACCAACATTTTCAGATGCATATAAATCTTTTATGAAACGAGTATTACTAATGTCTGACTGTATAGATTAATGTCTGACCGTATGGATTAACTGTTATTCGTAGAGATTAAAAATCTCTACGAACAACAGCACTCACTATTTAGTAGAGCCTGTACGGCTCTACTAAATAGATGTTAAAAATCCATATGGTTAGCATAATGCTGGCTGTATGGAAGATGATGCCCCAGGGCATCAGTCCACACGACCAGACAATAAATATACCTGAACAATATTACCATTTGGATTTTTTCACATTGATTGGTGGCCCAGCACTTTTCTTTTTTGCTTTACTTGGGTCATACACATCATCGTCATCATCGTCCGTCAATGTTTTGGATATATCCCAAAACTCTTTTGAACCCAGTTTAAAATCGGGACGTTTTTCCGCTTTATACCAAAAGATTTGGTCTTGCAGTTTATTTGATTTCGCATTATTATTTATCACTAAACACTCGTAGTTCTCAGTTGTTTGGTCCATAACGGAATTAAACGATTCAAATGTGGGAAACATAGAGGCATAGTTTTCCCATATACGTTTTCTATTGGTCATATAAGGTTCTCTCAAAATAAATACATAATCTATATTTGTTCTTAAATTGGGAGGAATACCCAATGGATATTGCATAGTAATAATCATCATTACTTTCCAATGACGGCCGTTCATGAAAAGCAGACGCATCATTTTGTCCCGGGTCCATGTTTGGTCATATAAACAATCATCTAATATAACAAATGTCCGGGGGTCAATCGTACTTCGGCGATATGTTTCTATTTCTTTGTTTACTTGTTTCAATACGGTTCTCTGACGCTTCAATATGTTCTCTATTAATACCGTATTATATTCCTCGTGAATAAACAATTTAGGCACATGAGCCGCATAAAATCCGTTTCCTGCTTCTGTTCCGGAAATAACGGTTCCTATAGGAATGTCCTGGTGGTGATATAACAGGTCTTGCACCAAATAGGATTTACCAGTATCTCTTCTCCCAATCATAACAATAACCGGCCCTTTATTTTCATCTGCTTTGAATGTAATTGATTTCATGTCAAACTTTTTCAATTCTAGTGTCATTGTTCTCCTAAATAGATATAATAATATACCATTTTATTTTTTACACATATCTATAACGAGAACAATCTATTTAGGAGAACAATCGTTTGAATACTATCTATTTTATATTTATCACTAAATATACAATATTTAGTAAAATGCAAACCCACTATAGACAAAACGATATTATCCCTATAGAGAACTTACAAAATACATATGAATTGACCGACCACGATTTATTGAATGACTATGCCCCATTTAGTATAAGTGGTTTACAACACTATAATCCAATCTATTCCCGGTTTTTTACATTGGATGAGACATCTGTTGTTACTACTACATTAAAACATACATATACTATCCATGATTTAAATACAGTTACTGAAACCGAAACAGGAGAACTAATAAATAAACCCGTATTTATCAAGTTCTCCCCACTACTTGACCCCATTAAATATATGATTGGTAAATACGATGTAACGAACAATGCTATACGAACTCTTCCAGCATTGCATTATCCGGAAAATACGGCACCTCATCCTAAATTGGCGGACAGCAATAATGCCTCTTATATAGATTGTTTTTTCAGTTATTTGAGCAGTCAATTATTACATAAACACGGATTTGTAAACGGCATTGATTTTTATGGTTCTTATTTAGGCATACAAGAGAAATACAAAATGAATATTGCCGACGATATAGAATATTTATGCACCTCCCGGTATTTCAATGAGAACGTGGGTAAATTATTCAAAGTATCCGAAGATATTCCATCTGACGGAAATTATTGCAATGGTTCTAGAGGAAATAAACAGCGCCTACATATTCAAAGTTCTCCTATAGCCCATAATATTTCGGTTGTTGATTTAGACATAGAAACCCTGGATGAGCCTATTACCGAACCAGTTGTTATAGAAACTCTGGATGAGCCAAATAATGAGGTCGTATATGAAAAGCCACACAACAATTCCGTGTCTAACGCATCCGATGCATCGGATTCATCCAATGATAGCAGTCTTAACTATAGCACAGATGGGTCAGCCACCGATGATGACCTCCTGGACAGTGGGGAAGAGGACGAAGAAGAAACCTCGGTCAACGACGGGTCAGATAGTGCAAGCGAAGAAGTATCAGACGAAGATACGAGTAGCGGGTTTTCGGATGCCGAAGAAGAACCCATTTTTTCCTATATGAATAATTTTCCCGTTCAACTCATTTGTTTAGAAAAATGCGATGGGACCATTGACCAATTATTTGAAAAAGGTGTGTTCTCGGAAACCGAAGGAGCGGCTGCACTGATGCAAGTTTTAATGACACTGATTGTATATCAACGGGCATTTTCTTTCACACATAATGACCTACATACCAATAATATCATGTTTGTAAACACCGACATAGCGTTTTTGTATTATATATACAATAAAAAAACCTATCGGGTTCCGACATATGGCCGCATATTTAAACTGATTGATTTCGGCAGAAGTATCTATCGGTTTTGCGGTAAAATATTTTGCAGCGACAGCTTCGCGCCCGGGGGCGACGCGGCTACACAATACAACTGCGAACCCTATATGAATGAAAAAAAGCCGCGTTTAGACCCCAATCCGAGTTTCGATTTGTGCCGATTAGGGTGCTCGATTTACGATTTTTTGATTGACGAAGAGGAGGAAGACGAATTGGACCCATTCCAGAAAACCGTTTATCGATGGTGTTGCGATGACAATGGGAAAAATATTCTCTATAAAAAGGACGGCGAAGAGCGATACCCCAATTTCAAGTTGTATAAAATGATTGCGAGAACGGTTCATCATTGTGTACCCCACGAGCAATTAAGCCGACCATTCTTTAGCCAGTTTACACTTTCTACTAAAGATGCGAAGAAAGTGGGGAAAGGCGCGGTAATTATAGATATAGATAGTATTCCATCCTATATGTAAGGGTGTATCAAGGCATGTTTTATTTTCTATGTCTCTTCTGTTTTGTTTTTCTGTTACCCGGTTTTCGCGATTTCTTTGTTTTTCGCATACCTCCTTTGCCTTTTATAGTACTATGGGGAGATACTATACTATTTTCATTTGACTTTGTAAAATTATACACCATGATATTTGTACCTTTGTCTTCTTCTATCAATCCATTTCTTTGATAAAAATCTTTTGCTTTATCCAGTGAAAATATAACGAGTTTGTCTACATCTAAGTGTTCTCCTAATTCTTTCAAAATATCAATCAATAACTTACCAGAATAATAACCTCTCCCATACTCAGGTACACAAATACCTTTTGTTTGCATCACTTTTTCCCCATTCATCATTGTAAAAATATGAAAGTTTACTAATCCTAAAACTTTGTCTCCTCCATGAATAAATATACTTGTGTATTTATGACTTTCCGAGGGTGCGCCCGGTTTGTCGGGGGGGTATATAGATTTCCTAATAGATATTCATACATTTCACTATCTCTACAGAGATTTGTAATATTTTTTTGTTTATTGGCTTCATCGGTAGTTCGTATCCAATCAAAAATAAATTTTTTTACAGATGTATTATTACTTTGTGACTGTTTTTCTTTTATACCAATGTCCATCAATCCTTTTTTTATTTCTGGGTTATCTGTTATAAAATATACATTCTTTTTTAGAGGATGAACTGATGGAGATAAAAATGAAGTCATTATATAATATATAAAGATATTTTATATAATAGGGGTGAATAGATGCGGAATGTTTGTGTATAGAGATTTATTCACTCTAGACTTCTACCATCCTAGTTTATTATAAAAATTACATGTAGTATTTCAGTATTACAATACCGGAACCTCCCTCACCTCCAGCCTTTCCGTCAGTACTAAATGCGGATGCACCATTTCCGCCATTACCTGTATTACTTGCACCATCTGTTCCATTCTGACTTGTATTCACTCTACCACCATTT